TGCCATATCCTGGGCTAGTTGATGCTCACCACTGATTATGCCCAGTTGTAATAATTTTTCATATTCAATGTTGTAACGATCCTCAACCTTTTGTATTTGTTGATCGGTATCATCCAACAACGCCATGTTGTATTGGGCTTGTAAATCATTACGCGCACGTATTGCGTTTAACTCGCCTTGTGTGCTTTCTTCTAAAAATGGATCGATCGCCAATTCTTCTTTTTTACTTTTAACAAAATCTTTTTGGTTATCTGTTCTTGCTTTTTCGGCGGCTTTTATTTGTTCAATCGCAATTAGATTTTTTTCTAATTGTTTTGATTGGCGCGCAACCAAATTTTGTTGTTTGTCTAATTCACTTAAGCGATCGCGATCTGTTTTCAATTGATCATTTAACAATTGTTGGTTTAATCGTAATTGCTTTTCTTCAAATGTCATTTCCTTAAATTTAGGAGATGCCCCACCCCATTTTTCAGAACTTGATTGCGTAATCTTGCGTTGTTCTTTCATTTGGGCAATTTGAATGTTTAAAATTTTAACTTCGGAGGCACGGGCTTTTACACTGGTTTCCAATGCCGTTTTTTGTGTATCAAATGTTTGTTGTTGTTCCATACGAAATTTGTTTGCCGTTTGCGTTGCCCGCATGGTTGCCGCGTCAAACTCTGATATTTCACCACGTAACAATGCCAACTCTAGCCCGCTTTCATTTACGGCCTCGGTAAACCCACCGAATTCGCGATCCATTGCAATAATGATATCTTTTTGTTCTTTGATCTTTTGATTTAATTTTTCAATTTCTTCTTTGATTTTTTCGGTTTTGCGTTTTGCCTCCTCGATACTTTCGGTGTAACTGGTATATGCCAACGCCACACCACCCACAACCGTTGCACCCACCAACAACAATGGGTTTAACGAACCAAACCCCATGATCAACGATTCAACAACCGCAAATGTATCGGCCATACCATCGGCCGTTTCTGCCAATTTTGGATTTACACCACGTAACGCCAACCCAACACCACTAAAACCCCGATCGATATCTCCGGATTTTTCGGCCACTACCTCCATACGTTGGCCGGCATGTTGTGCGGCATCCGCCAATTGATCAAAATCACGGGCACCACGTTTGGCACCTTTTGCCATTTCTTGTGCGGCCTTTTTGGATGCGGTGGCACTTTGTTTGGCGGCCTTTTCGGCTTGTTTCAATTGGCGATCCAACGCCGCAACCATCTTTTTGGCCTCTTGTTTGGTTACGTTTGGTATCTGTTCAAGTTTCGATACAAGATCCTTGATATTGGCCTTGTAACTAATCTCGATACTTTTCTTTTCTTCAGCCATTACAACCGCCTGGTTAAATCATTTGCCAACGCCTTTACAACCCTGTTGGCCTGTTTACGCATTGGTTTTAGTAAAGTTTCATCCGCAACGCGTTTGCCCTGGGGTGCAATAATTGAACCACCGGCCGCGTTTTGTGCATCCTCACCATATCGGATCATGTACGAATACGGCGCGGTATTCTTTAAATACACAACAACATTGCCGTTGGCGTCCAAACGTTTGCCACGTACAAACATACGCCAACTATTTTTTGATTCATCCCGATAAAATGTAACCTTGCCGTTTTTCTCCCGTACCGTTGGTTGGCGTTTGGGCCACTCAGGTATGGCGGCCTGTTCAATATCGGTTAATGCCTCATCCATTATACGGCTTGCATTAGGCGCAACGGTGGCCAACAAACCGGTAAACATTTGATCCAGATCGGTATCAAACTGTGCGGATGCGTTACCCTTTGTGATTTTATCGCCCATTGTGTGCCGCCCGTTGTTTTGCAATTGCTCGATCTAATTGTAGCCGTTTTGTGTCCGATATGCGCTTTTTGATTTGTTCGGGCGTTTCATTATGCAAACGGTATTCGGCTATGAGATCAACACGGGTTTTGGCATCTAATGTGTAAAACCAATTGGGGGGTTGGCCCCAATGGCGTGCCACCCGTAATGCCAATAAATCCAATTGGCCACGGGTGGTTACGTAAAATTTGCCGTTTCCTCAACTGCATCGTTGGTGGGTATTTGTTTTGTCATTGCGATCAAACACTCAACACCCATGTTGTAAACATCCCCAGGCGTAACACCCGAGCCCAACAACCGATCCATAATCGTATGGCCATACCCAACGGGATCGCCATCCATAATACGATATGCCGGTAAACATTTGGCGTGATCAACACACACACCAATTGCACCGGCACATAAACGCGCCAATTGTGCCCGGTTAGGTTCGCCACCCCAAATGGCGACAAAATCCCAACAGGTTGCCATACTCGATGGCGTTACAATTTCGTGTTTGCCTAATTTGCCTAAATCCAACATTTTATGCCTCGTTGTTGTTGGTTTACGCTACGGTTGCACCACCGTAACATGTAAAGTTTAGTGTAAATGAACTTGGATCACCCTCGGAGAAATCCAACGCGCATACGCATTTTGCCAATGTAACCGTGTGATCTTGATCATCCCCAAAATCTGTACCCTCGGCAATGTATTTAATATCAATGGTGTAATGCTCAACATATGGTACACCACTTGTACCCGTTGATATGTTGCCATTGTATGCACCTGTTTGGTTGATAAAATCGCGAACCGATCCGAGATTTACGGCATCCGTAAATTGGCGGAAATGGAACGCAAAAGATCCGGTTATGGCCTGTTCATCTTGCCGGCGTATCGTGCTAAAGTTGCCACGATCCATTACCACCAATTCACTAAATTGTTGTGGTTGTGAGAAAGAAAAATTTCCATCCTCATATGCGATCTCGAGTACAACGGGTGTGCCGGTGGCGTCGAGTAACTCGATTTTGCCATCTCTTTTTGTCTTTGGTACGGTTGAATAGGCCATTTTAAATACCTGGGTTTGGGTTTATGGTTGTATTGTGTGTAAAGCGGTAAATTGTAATTGTACGATCATGTATTCTTGTGAATCTACAACCGATCGGGTTGTACCATTATAGCGTATTGTAAATGCGTTGTTGGTTGAATATGTACCCAATACGGCGTTTATTACTGTTTGTTCAACGTCCAACGTTTGATCGTAATCAGTTGGGTACACATCCAATGGCCGTAACCGATGTGCAAACGATACAACAACATTTGTGGAGGCGTAAACACCCACCACACGCCGTTGTCGTTCGGTTGTTGCCGTTGTGGAATCAACACCCACCACATACGATTTGTGGGCCACTGTGTTTTGTTGGCGGCCAAAATACGCCGGGGCCATTTTGGCCAAATTAAAACCGGCCAACACACCCACGTTGGTTGCAATCTCGGATCGCAATTGTGCAAATGATACGCCCATTACTTACGCCGCCCACGGAAATTGCCCAAACGGCCAGGATTACACAAATATATTACCGGTTGTTTGGCAACGCGTTGATCTGGGTTGTCGCTTGCGCCTGTATGGTTGTGATCATAAACAAAATTGATTTGTTTCCATTCGGTTTTGTATTGGGTGTAATGNTCGTTTGCCAAATCCAAATACCGGCCGTTGGATTGGCCCAAACTGGAATGGAAATCACGNAATACATAATACAATGCAAGATTTTGATGNGCNGATCNAAATGCCTCNGCACTCATTACAAGGTATTCAAGGCCGCCACCCTCGTTGCGCATACGTTGTATCATNGTNTACCATGCCTCATCAATATACGTTTGGTAACTGGTTAATGATGATGGGCGCAAATCGGCCAATTGTGAGTANGTACTAGTTAGATCGGCATCGGATACAACCGGATACAAACGGCGCAACACAACGGCACACATACGCCGGAATGTATACACACGGCCAACGATAGTTATTTTCCATTCCTGGATATACCCCTCACCCAATTGTTGGCCATCCAACAAATTAGTTGCGTGCGTGTATTCCGGAATGTTCGCGGGGTATGTACCCAATGCGTTATCAATTAATTTCTTTTGTGTTGGATCCAACAATGTGTAACGCACCTCAGTTGGTGCAACCAACGCCCCATTACGGTAAATGGGCAATTGGGATAATTGCGATTTACCACGCTCTAATAATTCGGGTACTTTGATTTGTGGGGCGTATGGGATATCACTCATTAGATCACCTGTTTGTACAACTCAATGCCATTGGTTTTGTAATCATTTACAAATTGGCGCATTTGCACCAATGTTGCGTTTAAATCATCAATTCGTTGTTTTATTTCCGGCAAATGTTGTTGGCGTATTAAACGATCCGGCCGCTTTTCAAAATCACGGATCAACAATTGCCAAAATTGCGGTTCAATGTGGCCCAACTCACCATTTGCCAACAACGTTACACACCATTTGTTGTAATCATTGCGATCGAATGTTTTGATCATGCGGTTGGCCAATACTCGNATATCNGTAAANCTATCNGCAAAATACTGGCCACCACGTGCGGGGTACGCTCGTATGTAATCGTGCCNTTTTGGATCCAAATAGATCCAACCCTCNCGTTGCAATTGCCCAATACGGTTGGATACNTCNCCAATNTCNCCACGGATTTGCCGNACACCGTTTACGCCGGGGCGTATTGTTTCAAACTCAACATTGGGTACAAACACACCAACGGTNGTGGTTTCCTCTTTATCTTTTGCNTTTCCAACGCCTTTTACCGTTTTGGTAACCTCAAATGTTTGCCATACCCAATTGGCCGGCCACCATTTTGCAAACATGGGGTAATTNGGCCGTGTTGGTAATACCATTTGCGCGTTGTGGGTACTCTGTGGTGCCCAGGGTTGTGCCTCNGTTTTNTAATTCATTGTGATACCTCGTTATGTTTGTATGTTGCATGTTAAATGGGTGGCCACCAATTGGCAACCACCCAAACAACATAACAACAATTAGAAATTAATCGTTTAGGCTCAACAGTTTAACACCGCGATCCGAGTCTACCACGCCCATACCAAGATAACAGTGGCCCACTATCGATGTCAATGCCCGCGTAGCGTCGCGATCCATTTCGATAAGTACATCACCCATATCCATTGATTCAGCGGCACCAACCAACGCGGCCGGTTTACCTGTTGCAAATCCAATGGCACCCGGTGCCCACAATGCGCCAACGTGGTTTCCACCACTATCGGTAATGTGTGATGATGTATAGATATCAACGCCCAAATATGAACCCTTATATCCTGGCCCTTTTGCGCTCATGGCCTCATATGATGCCGGTGCAAATGCCAACGCGTTGTTTTGTTCGCCACGGATATCCGCTTGCAAATCTTGCCATTGTTCGGGATGCAACAACGCAACGTATGGCCCTGGTGCACCTTTACCGGATGATGCCAACTCGAGTTGTTGGAATGCAAGGATAAAATCATCAACAGTTAGCGCGCCGGCTTGTGTAACTGATGCAGTAAATCCGGCAACGGTTGCGCCTGTTAATTCAGCAAACAACAATTCATATGATTTACTGATTGATTCAGCAATACGAAATGGATCAATGTCAGATCCGCCGATCCCTGTCATAGAGGCAAGATCGGTAATTTTGTACATTAAGGCATTTCTTTTTACAACGATATCAGCGTGGCCATCTGTGAGAGATGTATCAGATACTGCGCTATCTTCCTGAAATGATCCAGAATTTCCGGTAAACGCTTGGAAAGAATCGTAACCATCAAGGCCCGCCTTTCTAACTCGGATTGTGTCCGATCCGTTTCCATTGATAGATCCTACAAAATCCAAAAATGGTGTGTTGCGCAAATTGCGTGCATCGGTAATTAATAGTTTTATTTCCTGGCTGATCATCTGTTGTAAACGTAGATCGGCAACTAGTGAATGGTTGGTAATGTTCGCCATGGTAAACCCCAATGGTGTAAATGTTTGTGTTTGTGTGGTGTTTAAATGGGTTTAACTGCTTTTGCGGGTGCGACCCTACCCACAACTATTGTACAACGCATTTGCGTTGTTGGCAACCCAAAAAAAAACCCCCATGTGGAATGAGGGAAAACAACCGAGGCAAATTGTTTTTTTAGGAGAGAATCAAATTACAATGAAACTACAATTTCGGCATTGGATACATTTACAACGCTTTTTACTTTAACGTTGTTTGCATCAACCAATTGTACGTCCAATTGAATCAAGTTTCCACTTGAATCATACGCGGATACATGTACAATTTTTTCGCCCAATTGGTGGTTGAGTGTTGCAAATGTATTGGCCGTTAATGATTGCGGTGCAAACGTTTTACGGAATGAACTAAGAGCAACCAACATATCACCGGTTGATCCATTGTATGTGAGCATATTTCCGGCGGCGGGATCGGCTTGTACTGATCCACGTGCACGGGCTTGCGTAAACCATTGGTTGGTTGCGCCGCCCAATTCCTGAATATCATCCGTATCGGCATCCAATGCAATTTGGCCCGTTACGTTATTGTATGCCAATCCATCCGTATCAACTGAGATCGATAATCTTGATCTGGCATCGGTAAAATACAAATTGCCGTTTTCCGATACCATTGATGTATCGGCCGCCAATGTGTACACACCGTTGGAATACGATAGCCCGGTTCCGGCACTGAATTCAGCGAATACATCCGATAACTCAACAGACAAAACACCGGTGGCATTATTGTATTGCAATAATTGAACATCCGGCCCCGCAACACTCGCCAACGAGATTGCGCCGCGTGATCTTGCATCCGTGTAAAATAGGTTGCTTTCTTCGGTGATATCATCGCTACCAACTGCCAATGTAATTACACCGGTTGAGTTGTTGTAACTGATACCCGATCCCGCAACACTAATGGATCCCCTAGATCTGGCGTCCGTGTGGTATAGGTTGCTAGATCCTTCGCTGATACCGTCCGTATCAACATTAAGGGAAAAAGTACCATTTGCGTTGTCGTATGCAAGGCCAGATCCCGCCGCGAAAAACCCGCGGATCTCACCTTGATCAGCCGTAAATACACCGGTTACACTGTTGTAATCGATCCCACTGGATGCACTCAACGCCCCGCGTACCTCAGCATCAGTAACATCGGCTCCCTCAATTTCGGTAAAATCGGTTGCATCGCCGGCCGATCCGCCATTGTGGATCCATGTTTCAGTACGGCCCGATACGCCTGTGAGTACGATAATATCGCCCTCTTGCTTTTCGTCGCCAACTGTGTAATTGCTTGTAACCCACGCGCCAATTGATGCGGCTACTGTATCAACGGCAACATCCGTAATTGTGAGTGGCTTTAACTTTAGTTGTTGTTCACCATTTACGGTTACCAATTCCGCATAGTTTGCACTATCGGTGGCAATTCCAACAATGGCGTTGGCTTCTAAATATTGTTTGGTTACGGCGTGATCATCGGCGGTTATTGCGCCCTCGATAGATACCTGGCCTTTGAATACATTTTGTGGGCTAAAAAATTCCATGATATGGGATCCTGTTTGATTTTGTTAACAATTAGTGTGCCACGTGGCACACGTGTATATTAACTGTAATAAACCGTGCCCGTTACTGCATTTAGGAAGGTTACAACCATACGTGTTGTGGTGGTGTGTTCAACATCGGCAAACACAATGTAATCATTGATAATTACATAAACGTGCGGCGTGTATCCCAGATTGTGATCAATAACAACGGTGGTGGCATTTGTGAATTGGTGTTCAAATGGCGGTTGTGTTGTAAATAATGCGTTGGCCATTTCTAAACCTCATCTTCAAACGATACAATTACATTGCCACTATTGGATGCCATCGCCACATAAATGTGTGTTGGCCTATCTTTACCACGTCCCAATGTTTGTTCAACCATGCCGTAATTGGTAACAAATAAATGATGATCAACCATTACGCCGTTATCCTCACCCTCATACGCAAAATATACAATGCCGCTTTTGGTGGCGATCGTTACTTTACGCGCACGGTTTGGCATTTTGATTTGTGTATTGTTGGTGGTGGCCGGTATACTGCGAATGTATGGGAATGTATTAACGGTGGAATAATCAACCATTTTAGGTGCCTCGGGTTTTGGGTTTACTTTGTGTTGTGTAAATCAACTGTTGTTTTATATGTGTCCTATCGATTAAACCACGCTTTTCGTGCGGCATCACGGTTGGCCCGATATACCTCTAGATCCGCCGTGGCCAGATTCTTTAAAATATCGCCGGCTTGTGTGGGTGCGGGTTGTGCACCTGTATTGGTTTTGGGTGGTAACAACGCCGGTGCCACATCCGCAACCGGTGCACCATTATTGGCAACATTGGCATTGGGTGTGGCGGGTGGTGTTGAGGGATCAACCTGGGGGGTAACTTGTGGGGTGGTTTGCAAATGTGGGCGCAATACTAATGGGGCCGTACTCGGATCGGCTTTGATGGATGCCAACCAATCGGCCAATGGTGTTGGTTGTTCATTCCCTTGCATGGCTTTATTGTATGCCCATTCCACCGCGTCGCGAATCTCGGGATCTGTAAAACCATTGTTGGCCATTGCACTATGGCGATCGTAACGTGTATTGGAATTGGTTAATTGTGTTTGCAATTCCTCAATTTTTGATTGCAACGTATCCAACGAACCCAAACGGCCGGTTGTGTTGTCCAATTCGGTTTGCAATGTTGTGGCCTGCTCTTCCGCTTGCAATGCGCGTGCGCTTAATTTAGAAATGCGATCTTTAAATGCCGCCTCCAAATCAGATTTTGCCACATATTCTACGCCCTCAATTTCTTTTATTCTCATTTTGTATTACCTCGTTAATTGTTTGCATAGCCTGTTTGGAATCATCCCAACACATGCCACGTATTATTTTAATGTATTTATCTAGGGTTGCCAATGGGAACCAACGATCCCATAAATCATGATGATCCATATCCTTGCCTATCGTATCCGCATATTGGCACATGCGGTGGGATACTCGGATCGAATCTGCAAAACATTTGCCGTTGGCATCGGCTAACCACTCAACGGTGGCCACTTTTTGGGTGTTGGTTTGTTCAAATGCCCAACCACAATGTGTACAAACTATTTGATCCATATTAGATCCCATATTCCGCACGCTCGCGCCGTATTTGCGCCAAATACTCGCCGGCCTCTTTTGCATCCATATCATCATACATCATCATAACCGCGGTAACGGGTGAGATTAAACCAACTTGTAATTTGGCCAGTATATCCTCACGTTGTGCCCGCATTTCTTCGGGGCTCAATGGCATACTGTGATATGATACCCTGTAACCATCCTCGGGTAAATTAGTACCCAAATACCGGTTTGCCAACATTGCGGTTTTGGCCAGTAATACCTCATCACAACCACGCATTACACTGGCATATTTCTTTTGCGCATCCCGTTGGCCACTACGTGATACCGCCAATGCAAACCCAGATCGTGGATCGCCCGATTGGCGGGATATATCCGATGGTGAGATCCCGGCCGCCAATGCTACGCGCATTTCGTATTTGGATATTGATTCCAACAAACTATGTGGATCGGTTGGGTTGGCAAAACTACCCACCAACGGTTGGCCCTGGGCATCCGGATCTTGAGTGAATACCAATATCGAACTGGGATCGGTTGCAATACTGGATCGGCGTGCAATTTGATCATTGTCCATTTGGGATAACCCCGCCACCGATAAACCGGCCACATACTTTTGGGCCCATGCGCAATCCCGTACACAATGCACCCACATAGAATACAAAACGGCACTGGTTAACGAGCCATACACCATTTGCGATCCGTTATACGCATCCCATAAAAAACCTGTTTTCTCCGCATGGTACAACACCACCGGCAAAAATGGGTTGCCGTTACCATCTCGATATGGGTAATCCTGGCCAACATGTGTTGGGTGGCCCATAAACAATTCGGATACATCCGCACCTAATGACCCATCATTGTTAATTTCAAACATTCCAAACATTGGGTTGTTGTAATCTCGTATATCCAACACATCCGCAACCCAAATGTATTTTTGCGTTACCGGATGTTTTCGGATACGCATTTCCCGATAATAGTTTGGCACATCCGGCATATCCGGATCTGATTCACAATATACAAAATCTGGTGTTACCAATCGGTATTGTATGCCGGGGTAATCCGTTTGTGTATCACTGTGTGGGTTTACATCAATACGGATAAACGATTCACGCAAACCAATAACCATTTGTTGCGTGCGTTGCATCAACGGCCATAAACCGGCCTTTGTTACTAGGCCCTCACGGGATGTCAACGCCTCAATGTTGCCATTGATATTGGTTACCGTTGGCGTTTCATGGTACAAAACCGATAATTGGCGGGTGATTTGTTCAAATGGGTTTGAACTCAGATCCGCGGGGCCCCATGATTCGCGCCGATCGGCCGGCAAATGGCGGGATAACTCATCCTCGAGATCTTCAGCCCATGCACCAATAATTAAACGGCGGCGTAACCCCGTGTGCATTACTCGGTTTTGATCTTCGGGTGTGGGTGCAAATGGTATTGTTGGCATTGGTTGCATTTAGTATAACCTCAGATTTTGAGTGGGTGCCCTGTATTTAACATCGATTGTCTCTACAACTGTATATCGCAACGCATCGATACAATGGCCGTACTCATCACGGGATCGTTGTGATTGCGTGCGTTTCATTGTCCAACGTTGCAAACTCATTATAGTACGTTTACAACGGGGGTGGATATAAAAATTCTTGCGGGCTTGTATCGAATGGATCAACGCCGCACCATGGTAAACACTGTAACGGGGTTTGTACACGGTACGTATGCGCCAGGGCAAACCACGTGGCGGGTATTGTAGTGTTTTCTCCAATGCACGCGATAAAAGGGAATTACTCATTTTACCCGCACCACCACCGCCATGGTGTATGTTGTCGCCTGTCCAACGGCATGCGCCTGGCTCTATGTGGTTTCGTGCGCACATCTCCAAAATGGCCCGTGCGTGGGCCTCGGGTGTTGCCGCACCGCTTGTGTATTCATCCAATACATATATTATTGGCCTTTCGGGATCGGCCATGTTTATTGCCGCCAATAGGGCAACCTGTGCGTTGGGTTGTGAACCGTGATCAACACCGATCGCAAACTCGTATTGGCCACCCGGTGGCGCGGGTAAACTGGATATCATTGATTCATCAAACGCATCGAATACGCGGCCCTCGGGTACACCCACGGCCCAATCACCCATTAACCGTGCGGCACGATCTATTGGTAAATAGGTTTTGGCTACCCGATCTATCATGGCCTGATCAACGATCGGTGCGCATTGCAAGGGCGTTGTATCAACTACTGTTAACGGGGCCTGATGGCATGATACAGTACCCTCATCCACCAACTTTTTTAGATACGTTACATCCTGGCCAACCGGTGTCATGGTGATCCCAATTGTACCGGTTTTACCACCCGCACCACCACGTAAAACACGGGCCGCCAACTCGCCCCAAACATCTTGCCCAACGGGCTCATCAATCGCTACGTACGAAATTGTTGAGGATGCGAGGCCCAAACCCTGGTTTGCCGTTTTTACCAAAATCATTGATCCGTTGCGGAATCTGATCACGGGGTGAATACCTCGAAAACCACGCCCCGGTTTAAATTCGCAATCTGGGTGCAATTCGTTTTTTGGGCACATGTTATACAATTTTTCTTGTATGGTGATACTTTGTTGGTGGCTATGGGTAATTAAAAATGCCTGTATTGGTGGCGGATCGGTTTGTATGTACGGATGTGTACCCAAACAACGGTGGATCAATTCCGCACAATTTGCCATGGTTTTGCCAACCTGGTTGCCACCCAAAAGTAATTTGATTTTACTAGTATCTTGCATCCACCGATGTTGTGGCGGGGTGGGCCTAAAGTACGCCAACGGGTTTGTGTTGGCCCGTTGTTTAATCTTGCGTATGTTGCGTGTTATGTGGCGCATGCTCATATGGTACCCCCAAATGTGTTGCACCCTCGGATAAAACAACGGCCATTGGATCCCCGCGCAATTTGGCAATGGCCGTGCATGCTTTTATGTAATTGCGGGCCCTGGGCTCTACACCTTGCCGCCATTTTATTACCATGGTTGGGTTGCCTTGTATTTGATCGGCCAACCACGTAATGGTTTTGCCATTGGCCGTTAAATTGCGGCGTACCCACTCGCCAAAATTGCCAATTTTGTTGTGCATCATTAACCCCGTGGCAATCGCATGGATCGCATTGGCAACACTCACACATTATTTGCGCCGTGTTACAAAATCTATACATTTATCGTAATCTATTGTGGTTTTGTTGCACGCATCGTACACCGTAATAGTGTTGGCAACATTTGCGATTTGTTCGCACTCAGATTGGGCCGCACCGCCTCCATTATGTTGCAACCTGCAAAACATCTCACGACACAACAACGGGCCGTTGGTGGCCATGTAATCCGCACCACATGCAACGGTTAACAAATCGGGTGCCGTTAAATTGGTTTTGATTTTGGTTTGCGAATCCAACGCCGTGCGCACATCCGCAATTTGTTGGGCCAATGCCGCATTTGGATCAACATCCGGTTGGCGTGTGCCAATCCACAACGCAACACCACCGGTGGCCAATCCACCACCCAATATCCCCCATAGAAATGCCTGTATTACACTCATACTATTTTACCCCCTTGTATTGGTATCACGTTGGCCAATTCCTGTACGTTGTTTTCGAGGCGTTGGCGCAATACCGGTGGCAACGTAATTATGGCGTTGGTTATTTCCATGATTAGTTGGTCATCGGTTAACCCCTCCATATCATCACCCATTTGCCGTTCGGCCTCAATTTGTCGTATGTTTGCAACCACTTGTAACATTTGCCGTTGCAATGCGGCGTACGCTTGCCAACTTTCCGATGCCTGAGCACTGTTAATGGCATCATTGAGATCAACGGCCTGTTTGCGCAACAACTCGTATGTATCGGTTGGCATTTCCACTTTTTCGGTTTGATCATATTCGATCCGGCCATCTTTTACAAAACCGTGCCGCCGCTCCAAAACCCATGCCGCCGCTTTCCAATCTTTGTTGGCGTGATCTTGTATTAGGCCCAACATCCGATCGCCGTTTTCTGATTCGGCTTTTAATACCGCATGGCGAAAATCTACAAACTTGCCATGGGGTGCCGTTTGCCCTTTTTTCATCCACATATAAAATGTGCTTTCATGTATGCCGGCAATGTTGCACGCCATCCGATACGAAGATCCACGCCGCACCGCCTCCACAATTGTTGGGCCGCATTTCTCAAACTTGCCAATTTTGGTTTTGTGCGTTTTGGCCGTGGGTTTGGCCTTGCGTTTCGTTTTGGGTTTGTTGGGTGGTTGTTTTGCCATTTTTAGTGCCTCTAGAATCTAGTTTTTTTGAGAAAAATTACCGCATATCAAAAAAAGGTCGCGGTGTGCAGAGATCGGAAGAGCGTCGTG